TCTCATTACTATTAAAGACTTTTGGGTATCCAGCATCTGCATCATTTAAATATACACCGGCTCCACTGACTTTACTAATGGTCACTTCATATATCTTTCCAGTAGTTAAAACATTTTGGTCTATACTGCTATATGAACCGTTTCCAATTAATTTTAATTTACCATCAACAAGTTCAGCATTAGTTATATTCCAACCATTCAAGCCACCACTAAAATCACCATTAGTGACTAACTCATCACCTAGTCTATCAACTAACCCATCACTAAGTCTTACACTATCACCTATCTGGTCCGTAAGCAAGTCAGGAGTATCAGTCTCAAGATATCTATCATCTTCTCTACAAGTTAAACCATAAGCATTAAAGTTAGCTTCATTCTGTAGTTCATCTAGTCTATTAGATTCATCAACTGAATTAGCAGTACCTACTGGTACATAAGCAACAAGCTTAGCCATCTCAGTAGTACCAGTATTAGTTACTCTATTTACTTGCAAGTTACCTTCTGAAGTAGCTCTACTAACACTAGTATCACCTTCAGCATGTACTCTAGCTACCTGAGTATCACCCTCAGATACAACTCTATTGACTTGTGTTGTACCTTGAGCTATTACTTGAGTCTCTTCAGTATCACCTTGAGCTATTACTCTAGCTACTTGTGTGTTACCCTGAGCTACAACATCAGCTTCAACTAATAAAGCATTCTGATATGAAGTCTCTGCATTACTCGCTGATGTAGCCGATTCTACTGCACTAGCTGCTGATTCTACTGCACTTCCTGCTGATTCTACTGCACTAGCTGCTGCTTCTACTGCACTAGCTGCTGCTTCTGCTGCTGCTTCTTCTGCTCTCTCTATGACAGGTGCAGTTAATGTTTCACCAAACTCTTCTGGTGTTGTAGCTACCTCTACCCACACCTTAGTACCAGTTAGGGGGGATGTATAGAATAGAATACTATTGTCTACTACATTCCATTTATCTACTGTTACCAGGTCTGGAGATTGTGCTATATCTCTGCCTCTTCTATATAGATTAGTAGGATACTTCCATACTGCTCCTACATCCTGTAGTACATCTCCTGTACCATCTACAGGTAGTGTATCATCATATACATAGACATAAGGCCTAGCAAACTGTACACTCCTAATTATAAAGTCAGAGAGGAATCTTGCTGTACTACCATCTGCTACATATAACTTTTTACTTATCATTTCTTATTCTCCTTGTTTTTATCCTCTCCTACTGCGTTGGTGGAAAAATCCCTCAATGTTGGCAGTACTGAGTTCAAACCCTTTACTAGGTTCTGCCTCACTTGACTTAAAGGTAATCCTTACTTTCTTACTGTTACTCATTATAGTCACTAAATCATCATCTATATATTCTCTAGTATATAGGGGGTTTATATCTACCCATATCTTAGTATCATCCCATACATCTGTGTCTATCCAAGTAGGTCCCATCATAGTATCTTCATCTAGTATACTATGGTCTGTATTATATATACAGGTAATATACCTACTATCCTCTGTTACTGTATACTTGATAGTTCTAAGTTGGTATCTGCCTCTTACTGTACCTTTACCTTCCTTATCTCTAACAAAGAACTCAGAAAAGAGTATACTAGAATTAAAGACCTGAGGTCCATCTACTACATTATAAGTATCTAGATATACAGTATCTTCTAGTCTACTAGGTACTTCTAAGGACATCTTAGTGAAGTCTCCATTTGAGAATAGTATATATAGGTCATTATTAATAATCTGAGTAGATACTATATCTTCTTCAAAGGTCCATCTATGAAATGCATTCTGTAGCTCTTCACTTCCTCTAAGTACAGAAGTAAGTACAGTAAGCCTATTAGGTATACCTGCTTCTTCTATAAAGATATAGCCTAATACATCATGTCCTATTATTTTACTAGTAGTACTATCAATATAAGTAGGTAAGTGTAGAGTCATAGGAGTAGCCTCAGTAAGGTTGCTTCCTTGTTCTGTTACCTTGTAAGAATATAACTGACTATCACCGCCTGCCTGATTAGCAAAGAATACTCTATTACCAATAGACTTAGCATTAGCCCTATTACCATATGTATAATTACTTAAAGGTACAATATCTGCTGAGTTAGGGGTTAGTGGTCCTGTAACAGACTGTAAACTAAACTGAGTATCATCTGCAAAGATAATAAGCTGTCCTGCTGTAGGTACTGCATGTCTTAATATAGTAACATCTGTACTAGCAACTGCTAAATCAATAGGGTCATCATCTAGTACTTCCTGTATTGTTTGTACAAAGAAACTACCATAGTCACCTGTCATACTTAGTATAACTGAGTCTGAGGTAATGAAACCTAGTCTGTTCTTGTGAAAGAATATATTAGTAATGCAGTTGCCTAAGAATGAGGGGTCATCTATTGGGTCTAATCCGCCTGCCTTTCTCTCAGTCCATTTACTCTTACTGTCTAAGACAGGAGCACTGGGGTTTGAAGAGTCTACACCTTGATAAGTATTGAACTCCCAAGAGTCTAGTGTAAGTCTATACAGTACATGTGGCATAGTACTACTATCTATTCTAATCTTACTGCCTGGTGCTGCTATCTCTTTCCATGTCTCTACTGCTTCACCTGAAGAGTCTTTATATACATACTGTAAGAAGTAGTCATCAGCATCTGATTGAGTACCTCCTGATACTTTAACTATAAAACCATCAAGGGCTGTAGGGAGTTTAGCAGGCAGTTTAGCAGAGCTATCTACAGTCTTCCATACTCCTACTGAAGCCTCATCACCAAAGGAATCACTCCATTCCCAAGAGCTGCCTGTAAAGTTCTTATTGTAACACACAGCATCCTTTACTTCATCTACTAGACTAGTCCCTGTATTAGTAGTAAACTCTGTAGCTATCTTATATGCATTATTCATATCAACAGGAGTATAAGGAGCTGTAGCCTCTTCTCCTATTATTGTGTCACCGTTAAGGGTATAAGTATAACCTTTAGAGGAAGTACCTATTATATGATTAGTTGTATCTTCTTTCTGTCCTGTTACTACTGATGTTGTTTTCTTTATCCAGTATAGAGCCATATCAGAGTATCCTGTACTAGTGGCTACATCATCTAACATGCTTGTAGTAACAGTACTGTTGACTATAAAGGTATGGTCACCTATGGTAAGGGCTTCAAAAGCATCCTTAGCTGTTGTACCTACTGCTGCTACTAAGTAGTTGTCTATACTATTATTAGTATATAGATGTGAACCATCATTAGCATTAAAGGTATGTATAAAACCATCACCAGGTATTACTATTAGATATTGTTCTAGTCCTGTACCCCTATCATAAGAGTATACAAAACAGTTAGTTAAATCTGCGGGTATAGCTCTAGGAGTCAGCTTTGCACTAGGATTAATTAAAGTAGTTATGGCCTCTAGTGGGTTCCTTCTAAGCACACCTCTAGTAAGTGAAGGCATACAGTTAACCATAGCAGAGACTTGACTATCAAATCTCCCTTCTTGGTACTGTTCTGTTACTCCCCCTGCTAAGTTGCTTAGGGTGTTGTTTATTAAGTTAGTTGTCTTAGCCATTAAAAATCTCTCCTGCTTGCTACTCCATATAATCCTTGTACTAAATAACCATTATGTATTCTAGTATTAACTCTTTTATTCTGTAGTCTAAAGTCCTGTGACTGTAGTTGTAGTCTCTGTAAGTTAGTTAAAGCATCACCTTCATCTCTTACTGTAAACTGGTCTGTCTCTTGAGCACCTATTACTTTCTGTTGAAACTTTCTAGCTGACCTTAGAGATATATACTCATAAGCTTCAGGAGGTAGGTTTGTATAATCTACTAACCAAGTAATGTCTGCTCTTAGGGTCTGCTCTATTACAAAGGTTCTATTTAGGTAATCATATACTTGTCCATTCTTTATTGTATACTGGTGTCTAAACTCTGTACTACCAAAGTCCATTCTCAGTGTATTAGGAGGCATAGTAATAAACTTATTAGAGTCTGGTATTAGGGGAAAGTTATAGTCTAAGTTAAAGTACCAACCCCTTGTCTGTACCTCTATCATAGTAGTTCTAATTAACCTCTTAGCAGTCTCTCCATCTGTACCTACAGGTAATGTATCTACTACAGTACCCTCTAAAAATGGTACCTCTCCTATAGAAAGCATTGAGTCATTAATCATATTTAACTCACTCTTTGCCCAAATGGCTCCATCATTAAAAATTATCTCACTCATTACTTATTCTCCTTGTTGTCTTGTATAGTCTCTAGTAGAGCCCCCTGAGGGACTCTTAAGAAACTAGTTACTAGTCTGAGTTGATTATCTCCATTCCTGTTGGATTTAATGGTCCCATACCTAGTGCATAGTAAGATACTAGTAAGTGCCCTAGTCTACGATTATCATAACTAGACTCTGACTGAATATCCATTGCTTTAACTACACCTGCTACATCTTGTGTAAACATTAGTGCTAATAGTTTAGTATTAGTAGTAGTATCTAAGTGGTTAGTCCAACCAATAGAGAACCCAGCTACTTGTCTAATCTTACCAGTATCAATACCACCATTATTAGAAGTATAATCTGCATTAACACCTCTAGTAGATTGTACAATAGCATAGTAAGTTTCTGGTGCTACAATTACAGAAGGTGTAGCTGTTACATTCTTCTCATTAAGTCCAGTCTTAGCTTTGTAGAAAGCTTCAATAAGTAAGTCACCTTTAGCTAGTGCTGTAGTTGCTGCTGCATAACCTGTAGCTACAGATGTTCCTGCTGCTTTCTGTCCTGCTAGTGGAGTCATTGCTGGTACATCATTACCAATCATTGCAAATACATCTTTATCAATCTTAGTAGCTAGTACTTCACCTGATTGAAATGCTAGCTCACCTCTAACTTCATACTGTGCTAACTTCTCATCTAAAGAATCTAGGAAGTGTGAGTGTACATATCTAGTACTAACTGTGATTGTTACTTCATCATTAGCTAAGATAACTGGTGTTACTGCCTGGTGCTGCTATCTCTTTCCATGTCTCTACTGCTTCACCTGAAGAGT